ATGTGTCGTATTAAACAATTCAACAGTGCCGCCATCACTAGCGATACCAGAATTATTTATTAGACCATCACCACCCCTACCGCCATTGGCTTGCACAAAAACCTCATAAGAACTTCCACCACTTGGTTTTACCTTTAGTTTTGTTGAACCACCACTTGCACCATCACCTGTTGATCCTCCTGCACCCCCTGCACCAACATCAAATACCCATTTATCTCCAGCATTAAATGGAATTCCTTTTGGTATATAAACCACTGATCCACCGCCACCACCGCCTCCTGGTGCAATTCCAGCACCCCCACCGCCAGCAACAATAATACATCCAAAATGTTTTCCAGCGAAATGTGCTGGTGGAGTTACATCATATGAGACAGTTGCACTAATATTTTCCCCAGATTGTCCAGTGACTATTGCACCCCAATGTGTTCTAAATGGTTCTGCTATTCCATCACCAGCACCTTGAAAATCTAGTATTGATATTTCACCGCTTGTTGGAATTAAAATTGATTCATTTGCTGAGACATAACTTCCACCTCTATAATAATCAGTTAAAGTGTGGTTTACTGAACTACCAGAAGGAAAAACTTCGTCTATAGAATCTAAACTGAGACCTGGATCATTTGCATCAAATAAATTAACCATCCTCAACTTTACCATTATCTTTTCTCCAGTTCCTCAATTCTTTCCTTTAACTCTTTGATTGATTCAATCAATAAAGGAACTAATTTTTCATAATAAACGGCCTTATAACCATCTACCCTATCTATAACAATCTCTGGTAGAACTTCTTCAACTTCTTGTGCTACAACACCTACATCATTTTTAGATGAGAAAATTTTATCCGCTTTTTCATTCCAAGTAAATGTATATCCATTTAATCTGCTAACTTTTTCAAGAGCATTATCAATTTTTTGTAAATTTTCTTTAAGTCTTAAATCTGATGATGCAGCAGCAATAACATTCCCTTCTGCACTAATATTTCCGGTTGCTGTAATAGCACCAGTAATTGCTAATGTTGAACCATCAAAAGTAGCATTCGCTTCAGCGTTACCACCAGTACCAGTTGCAGTTACGATTCTATTATTTGCGTTATTGTCAACAGAAAATCCACCTACGCTTGAAGCATCAATTGTTACTGTTTGTCCACTTGCCGATACAGTCAAACCACTTGTGGCATCAGCAGTAAAAGTCACAATTCCATTGTTTGCATCTGGTGTGGTGGTTCCACCATTACCACCTGTAATTCTACCAATAAAAAATGGTGGTTTAAAAGAAAATTCGCCATTAGTATTGTCGTAAACAATATTTCCATTAACATCATCTGCACTAGTAAGGCCAGTAACACTTAAATCTGTTAATCCTATTGAAGAAGGTAATGGTTTCATTTGAAATTCTGAAGGTGTTGTCCCAGAAATTTGTGTTGTTTTTGTTAATACCCAACCAACAGAAGCATTAGCACTATCGTCAAAATTAATAAAATCATTTAAATTCATTCTTCTGTTTATAAATTTTGTTGCGGAATTACTATCCAACATCATTACAGAAGGTTTATTTTCATCACCAGAAGGTGCGGAGTGTGGTATGGTTAAAAAAGTATCCAGACATGAATCTACTGTAGTTGCAAAATATCCAGGAGTTAATTTAAAAGTACCAATTCCATAATTAGAATCAGAACTAAAACTAATTGTACCTACTTTTCCAAACTCAGCATTATCAGAATCTGTAGTTCCTCTAAAATTTAAAAGACTTACTGTCGCCGCTCTAAGATGCGTTAAAACCCCAGTTTCGGAATCATATGCCAAACTTCCTTCACCATGAGATGGTATAGATGGTGTATCTATGATTGATATTGGTGGAAATAGTTCCGCTGGTCTAAATGTAAATGTTCCATTTGAATGTGATAATGCCGCTGGTTGTCTAGATTGTGCTGAACTTGTCGTTACAGTTAACCCTTCACCAGCAGCAGGTGGTGTGAAAGTAAAAATACCAGTTCCATTATAAGCAAGACTTCCTGTACCAGATGGTGTTACATTAGTGACTGATAACTGATAATCCTTTTTAAATGTTATTACACCAGTACCTTCAACATAACTTATTTCTCCACCTGCTTCTCTATTACTTGCATCATTAGTTACAGAAACAGCCGATTTTGCAGTTGTTGGAATATCCGCTGGTGTTAAAGTAATAAGTCCAGTACCACTATTATATGCAAGAGAACTTGCATTTCCACTCGGAGTCGCATTTGCCACACCGATATTTTCAAGTGTTGAATCTACAATATCTGATATTTTTGCAGATTTAAATGTAAATACCCCAGTAGAAGTATTGTATGCTAAAGTAGATGTGGTTCCATCAGGAGTATCAGTAGTGACACTATGAGAAAGTGCTGGTGTAAATCCAAGAACACCATCTTGAACAGCATCAGTAGAAGGTGTCCAAGACAATGCTCCCCCACCAGCCGCTGATGCAGTAGTTACAGATATTTTATTTTGTACAGCAATAATTGCTCTACTATCTCTGTGGTAAAGGTTTGTTGACCCTTCCGTAAGTCCATCTGTAGTTACTGTATTAAATACTCCAGTTACATTAACATCGCCATTCTCATCTACTCTAAAGATTGAGTTTCCAGAATTTATTGTATCACTATATGGATTTTTATTATTCCAAATTCCAAAATATTTTCCAGTTGAGTTATTAGTAATATCTAAAAAGTTATACATTGAATTATAACTAGATAATAAAGTACTATTTGTCTCATCTGCTGCTGCATCGTAATCAAACTCAAATGTTGGTTTATCTCCTTCCCACTCATCATTTGAAGGCTTACTAAATATTTTATACTCTTTGATATTTAAATTTCCACCCAAACTGGGACTGTCATCGTATGAAATATCCAAATATCCCTCAGAGAATATTGATTTCATATTATGACGTAACCCTTTCATACTCTTTCCATTACCATCAGACTCTGGAGTACTAAGGTTGATTAAATCGGTATTGTCATTTTTTACTTCTATTGTTAAAATTTGATTTCCAGATGCGTTTGGACTATCAATTAAATATATTCTTGCTTGGTCATCAGCATCAGAAGCAAATGCTTCGTCTGGAAAATGAATACCGTTTGTAGCACCAGCAGAAACATTTACTGTACTGTTAAATGTAGATGGTGTAGATGCAATAACACCACCACTCAATTTTAAATCATTATTTCCAGTAGTTTCTGCAATAATATTTCCTCTAAAATTAGTCAGTGCGCTATTACTATTAGTTTCTCCACCAATCAAGAAAAATGTTTTGTTTAGTATGAAAACTCTTATTTTTGGTTGATTTATTGAATTAGAATACTCAGCGACTTCATAAACTTTACTTTTTGATCCAAGTTGAAAAATAGAAGCATATTGATAATTTCCTATTGCTGCTGTACCAGACGCTGATAATTTTACTAAACCATGTTCTTTTAATTCTGCTATTAAAAATGAATCAGTATATTTCCAATTCCCAAAAGATGTAATGATACAAATATTATCCGTTCCACCGTTTCTCAAAGCAGTTAAATCAGTTGCCATTTGTTGAGCAACAACTCCACTAGTATCAACCGTTGCATCTATATTATAATTTGTGGTTGAAACTAGATCACCAATATTTGTAAAAACAGTGAGGGTTAAACCCTTTTCATTTTTTATAAAAGTAGCGTCAATACTTTCTAATCCAAGATCATCCTTTTCTATTGTTCTAAGTTTATCTCCATCATAACCACCTGCTATGAATAATTTAACTCCATCTAAGAGTTTCTGCTGGGCCTTACTTTGTACTTGCCCTATTTGAAATGTTGAATATGGGTCTTGATACCAAGTAGCACCTAATTCTGGATTGTGATAAAGTCTACCAGTAATTATATCGCCGCCAACAATAGGCCCACCAAAACCATCACTATCAGTCTGATGATATCCTTTGGAAACCCCAAAATCTAATGCCTTATCGCTATCAAAATATAAGTATGCTATTTTATTTTGTAAGTCTACAACAGTGTTTGCATCAGTCTGATGAAAACCTTCAGTACCTTCAGAGAATAATATATCTTTCACTGTTGCATTTGAAATTTTATCAAACGCAAATCCGTAATGAACAGGATTTCCAAATTCTCTTAAATCAAGATAATCTACTTCTGAGGGAATTCCTGTGTTATCATAAAGATCAATTCTTTTCGTTGTCAAAGGATCAATTGAAGAGTCTCCAAATTGACTTGTTTCTATTACTAAACTATAGTCTCTTTTTTGAACCTTAATTACAACATGACCACTAGAATCCCATGATGCATTAGCATTAATTGGTGGTGCTTCAATCATTCTACCCATATCAATTACAGTTTCATCTGCTTGACCAGCATTATATACTAATTCAAAATTAAATGGATAGTCATTGCGAGTTTGCACCCAATCTATATCAGAATCAAACATACCGTCTTGTCTAGTGCTTCTTAATACAGTTAATGTTTTTTCATCTAAACCAGATTTTATTAATCCAACTAATATACCCATAGCACCAGTTTGTTTTTCACTATCAACAGCACTAAATGTTGCTTGTAATGTATAGGATTGTGAAGGACTATTTGAATAAACTCCATTAATAGATTTATTAATTTTTTGCATTTTAGGTGTTATATTGAGTCTATCAGAGTCCAAATTAGTAGTATTAAATGTATGATTAGTGGAATCTAAATACACGTATGTATTTTGGTTATCCAGCCTCGCAGATTTGATTTTGTCGTGGTTGTTAAATGAATTAAGGTTATTAATATCAGACTGTACTAATATTAAATTTCCACCACTTTCAATAAATTTCTCATCACCATGACTATAAAACTTATAATCAAAATATTGTTTTAAACTTTCTGCTTTATCCGAATCTGATCCAAGATCAGCAGGAATATTTTTTAGAGCATTTGATAACTGATCACTATCAAATACAAATTTACCACTTGTTACAATATAATCCCAATCGTACTTTTTTTGAAGTTTATCATAGAAAAGAAATTGTCCATTCTCACCTTCCCCAAAAGGCATATTAGATGCATCATCATCATTACCAATAGTGCCAGAACTATCCAAATCAGAGATATTTAAATTAGGAAAAAATTGCCATTTTTTGTCTATCTGATCATACTTTACGTGTGCAAATTTTTCTCTCACACCACTTATAGAATCTGGTTGAGTATAATAAATGCCTCCAAAATCATCTTGAGCAAGTGCATTAACGTCTGTTAAGAAATCATTACTATCCCATTCACCAGCGTCAAAAACATACCTGCCAACTTTAAGTTCTGATTGAATACTTGCGCTATCACCACTCAATTTGGGAACATTTAAGAATGATATTTTAGCACTATCTGATCTAAATTGAGAAATATATCCACTATCTGCCCTGAGATATTTAAAATATCCACTATCTGAGGTTAATTGTTTTATATATCCACTATCAGCCCTAAGAGAAATAATATCAACACTATCAGCCCTTAACCATTTTATATCGGCACTGTCTGCCCTGAGATATTTAAAATATGCACTGTCAGCATAAAGATCATTAAATCTACCGCTATCTGCAACAAGACCACTAAACACAGTATTTGGATTAGATAAATCCACTAATGGAGTTGATGAATCCTCTGATCCAGATGATATGACCACACCAGAATTTGATCCTAAAATAATATCAGACGGTGCTATTTTTAATTTTAATTTTATTCCTTGATATGTTGGTTGATTGATATCAGACCACATATCATTTTTAGCAGTATTTTCATTTGAGGAAGAATATGTTTGTATTACAAAAGTAGTGGATAATGGGTCTGTGGGCAGTGTTGAAGTGTATTCCCAAACGTAATTATTAGGTCTAAAATATGGGTAATCAGAACTAACATCAACTTCATCAATAGTGACAGGTTTCCAAGCCCTATGCTGCTCAAAAGTTTGATCTAAATCAATTCCTATAGTAACACTTATTGTGTTAAAAGGAAACTCTATCTCAGCATTATCTCTTAAATCTAATGTTCCGGTAATTCCTTGTGGATGTAGTATATACTTTAGAATATCATTTTTCATACTTTATTCTTCTTCAGCATCAGCGGGATTTGCTACTTCTCCGCTTTTTATTTCATCCTCTACTTGAGACTTCAGTTCTTTAATATCTTCTTCACTATATTTCAAAACATTTTTAAATACCCATTCTTTAGAGAAATAGTCTCCAACATACTGAGTCATAATATCAAGTGTCTGTAGTCTTTCTCTTAAAACTTCTGCGTCTTTCATTTCAGAGAAATAATTATCTCTTGCATAGTCAACTCTTATACTGGTTTTCCAAGCATCCCAATCTGCTTCAGTTATAACCTTTTTAAGCACTAATTGTTTTTTAAGTACTTGTAAAAAAATCATACTAAATTTTTTGCGAAGGCGGTCTATAAATTTACTAAATTTGACTTCTTCTCTTGTAATTTCATTGTTCCTACCAAGAGAAAATTGTGATTCTTGTTCTAGTCTATTGAGTGGAACATTTAATGAACGATATAACCGTTTTTGAAAATATATGATATCATCAATTTGACCTAAGTTATCACCACCCGGAAGTGTTGTTACTTCAGTTCCTCTACCGCCTTCTCTGCGTGGCAACCAAAAATCTTCAAGCATTGACATATGTTTACGATCATCACGCAATTCACCAGTACCAGCATCGTAAACGAGTTTGTTACGATATTTGGTCATAATATTTTTCATATATTCTTCTGCTTTACCTTTTGGTAAGTTACCAACATCAACATAAAAAATTCTACGTTCTGGCGCACGACTCAATCTGTAAATAACCAGAGAGTCTTCCATCATTCTTAATTGATTGACAGGCTTAATGCACTTATGTAAATGAGAAACAACTTTTTTTCTGGATTCATCTAAAAGACCACTTGTTACATAATTGATTGAATCTAGTGTAAATTTTACACCTTTATTTTGAATTTGCCCTGCTGATGTTTTTCCTGGTTTTTCAGTGTATATGAAATATTCATTAATTGATTCAATAATGTCTGCATTTGTGGCAGGGTCTTTTTTAGTTTTAACTTCTTTAACTTTTCTTATTTTTGTGGCATCAATGAAACGAACTTCTTGAATACCTGCTTTTTCATTTTTTTCATCAACTAAAATATGGTGATAAATTCTACCATCAATGTACCATCTTTTGAACAGATCATGAGCATGTTCAGATGCGTCAAACATTGAGAGAACATTATCAAATTCTTCTTGAACTATTTTTTTAATGTTATCTGGTGCGTCTATTTCGTCGGTATTTAAGGATAATGTACTTTCATCTGCATTATTTACAATCGCTTCATTTACAATATCTTCTATCGCCATATCAACTTCTGGATGAATAGAAATTCCACGATATTTGTTAATCATCGCGATATTATCTTTGGTATTATCACCATCAATATCTATGTATTGACCAAAATGACTTCCAGATGCAGTAATATATCCAGCACCATCATCACTTTGTGGCGCAACTACACTTTTAATTCTTTCTGCTTCTTTATCACCTTGCTTCTTTCGTTTTATCTCAAAACCAAAGAGAGAAACTGTATTTTCTGCCATGAAACATTCCTATGATTTATATTGAGTGGGGGAACGAATCCCCCCACTTTTCACAAGTATTTATACGTTAACTTGTGCTATTACTTTCCCAATATTGTACTTGGAACTCACAAGTAAATTCTTCAATAGCATCTTGAGTATCATAAGATAATTCAATTGAAGAAATATTAGTTGGAAAACAACCTCTGAAAATATATCTTTTCAAAATACTTTCATCTTTATCAAGTTGATCAACCAAAAGGTCTGCTTGATAAGTTTGAGGATTGGTAAATCCAATGTTGGTGGAATGAGAATTAATACCATTCATCCAACGCTCCAATGCATTTCTTGTACCAAAATCAGTATCATTAATGATTGTTGCGGTCCAAGTTTCAAATGTTCTATCTCCAGCAATTTTCAACTGCCTACCTCTGAAGGGAACTTCAATTGCATTCAGTGTTGATGCTGGAAGTTGTGCTGCCCTACACATAAAAGATGTAAGTTCAACATTACCTGCTGCATATCCTGGAAAGTTAATGGTTGCTTTAAAAAGGTTTGCTCTTGCGCCACCCCCTCTTAATTTTGCTTTAAAATCGTCTACGCCTAAAATCGCCATTTTTTATCTCCTATGCTATCTTATACGCCAGAAGTGCCAACAACTTCTTCAAACGTAACTCCAGTGCGTACAGCAACAAAGTTAAGGGTGATGAAGTTAATAGACCTTGCAGGTTTGATGAATAGGGAAGCGATAAATTGATTTGAATCTATAATTAACGGTGTGTTATTAGTTTCATCACAAACCAATTTGAAATCGGTAATTCCCCTTCTACCTTTCACATCTCTGAGTAGAGGTTCAACGATATTTACAAATTCAGCCCTTGTAAATTCATCGTTAAATTCAAACAGAATGTTTTGTGCCGCTGCTGCAATTGCTCTCTCAAGAACAAGAAACAATCTACGAACATTAATCCGATCAAATGCTGATGGTCTTGCTAAGTGAGTTTTATCACCATAAAGCAATATACCTTCGCCCGGAATATTAGCGATTGGGTTGATACCTGCTTTATACAGCGTATCTCTCTCTGATTTAGTTGGCGAATATGCCAAACTAGTTACACCAAAATATTGACCTCTACGAGTACCTGCTGGTGAGAACCATGGAGCAAAATTATTGTCTGTTGCTGCCATAATACCTGCTGTAGAAGATGCTGCTGGAATAAAAATGTATTGATCATTATATTTGTCGTAAACTTTTAGATAGTTGTTATCAACAGCAAGGTAAGAACTTCTTGTAAATGAATTAGAAGTCATTGCGCTTGAAATTGCCGTGACCGCCGCCGCTGAAGTTGTTTTTCCAACAATTGCATCACGATTTGGTGATGTTAATACCATACAATCTTTACGTGTGTTTTGTGCTATAGATACCATATTATTTACAACAGTTTGATGATTTTGAGCAGTCGCTAGGCCAGGAGCAATCATGAAATCAATCGCTAAAGCATTTGGATCATTAAATTTGGCAAAGCCAGTTCCAAAATCTGCTGCCACAAGTGCCGTTGAATTTACACCTCCACCAAGAGATATTGTAAGTTCTTTTTTACTACCAGTTCCAAACACATTGGAGTAATCTTTAGTTCCTGTTGGTGCTGTACCTGCATTTGTACCAAATCTAGAATCATTGACAGAAGGTAACCAAACATATTGTGAATTTCTGTTTATTACTTCTTGAATATAATTTGTTGATCCTTGATTAGTTTTCGCTCCCAGTATCAAAGAAACAAATGGGAATGTTTCCAAAACTGTACCAGCAATTCCTGAAACATCACCTTCTTCATCAATAATGGCAACATGAACTTCATCGTTAGTGACACTTGTACCCGCACCCGCACTAGCGGTGTTTGCGAAGTCTGAAGTTGCTGGCGCAGCATCAAAAAATCCTCTATACGCCCAATTAGTGAAATCTGAATCACCAGTGCTGTTTGCAATTATAGAAACTTTTAAACTATTTCCAAGAACTCCAGGATACTTTGCCACAAAGGTGTGTCCATCTGTACCAAGTTGGGCTTTTTGTCCATCAAAGTTGTCAGTATTTGTTACTAATGGAACTGATCCACTTCCTGCTACTGGCGTACCAGAAGTTGTGAATGTACCGATATCAACTACACCAGTTGCACCAGCAGAATCTTCGCCAGTGATTATAATCTTCAGATCGTTTGCAGGTGATGCGCCACCTAAACTGGTTCCAAGAATAACTGCTGAATCTCCAACATTATAGTCGCCGCCAGTTCCTTCATTTGTTAGTGTTGCTGAATAAGCACCACCACTTCTTACTACTGTCCATTCCGCGCCAGTGCCAGTTGCGCTTGCGCCAGCCGCACCAGAGATTGATGAATGAGTCAATCCGGTATAAGTTGTTGCCCCAACCGTTGTTTCGTATGAGTTTTTTGCTGTATCTGTATACTCTCTAACGATAAATAAATCATCAGAATATCGCAAAAATTGATTTGCTGCATGAAAGTCTACAGTATTAACTGTATCAGGACTTCCAAAAGTTCCTACTAAGGTTGCTTCATTGCTAACGAGTGTGGGTACATCACATGGACCCCAAGAAAAGTTTCCTACAAACGCACCTGTTGACGTAGGTATGTTGGGAACTCCACTAGTTAGATCAACTTCTTTTACAACGATTGCAGGAGATTCAGAGGGTGCTGTTAATGCCATTTCTCTTTTCCTTTTCCAAGTAAATTAATAAGTTCTTCATAATACGGTTATGTTCAATTACTTGTATTTATATAAAGTGTATTTTAGAACCTTTCATATTCTGTTTGTATATGCCATCTCTCTGCTTCGTGATCTACAACTATTTCATGTCTACCATCATCTATAAATCCAAAAGGTAGCACATCATTTTCAATTTCTTGCATTTTCTGAGAAAATAACAAATCTTTAATTTCAATATCTGTAAGTTCATTAAAATGAAGTGTACCTACAAAATACCCAAAAAGAACAAAATTCATCACTAGATCATCATGATTACCATCACTTGCTTCCCACGAATTTCCTTTTGCCGAAAACGTAGATATTTCTAGTATAGTATTTTCATCATGTATGATTAATTTTTTATTTTCAAGTAAGTCTTTGAATGATGAACAGCCCATTCTTTTTACTTTTCTATTCATTTTAATACCAATAGAATCTGCTTTCACTAAAGATTCAACATACATATTTTCATATTCTAAATCGTGATACAATCCGTTAGCCACAACCATTCCAGCATCATTTGATTCAACTACAACAGTTGCCATATTATATGCAGAAGCATACTTATAAATTATATTTGGAAATAATAATGGAGATATAAGATTATTTCTATATACAGCAACTTGTTCAAACACATCATTTGAAATATCAATTATATTGAATGTTGAATAATCTCGGCCTCTACCTTGAGCAATATCAACCATACAAGCATAAGTATGACCTTCTATTGGTTCTTTATATACCAAAACACTGTCTTTGTCAATTCTTTTTTTAGGTTGTGTTGCTGATAATGAAAGTAATGTTTCAACCTCTATAAGCGTGTTTCCAGTTCCTATAAATGTGTTTCCGAATTCTTGATCAAACTGAAGTTGGGACGTATTATTGATTGTTTGTTCTTTCCATGCAACATCACGGCCCGGCACATCCCACCAATCAACTCTAAAAGGTTTATATTCATTTACTTCTTGAACAGCACCTTCCCAAATTTTATGAAAGACATTACCTATGCCGTTTGCAGTAGAAGTGATAATAACCTTAGTATTTTCACCAGCAGAAACAACAGGATATGTTGAAGTATAAAATTCGTTTGCTCTTTCAACAAATGCAAACTCATCAAGGTAAAGTAAATTTACCGACATGCCGCGAATAGATGAACCTGAAGTTGCTGCCGCAACTATTCTAGAGTTATTACTAAATTCAATTGAACCCTTATTTAGTGCTTTACATCCTGGTTGCAAAAAGAAAGGTAAATTCTCTAACATAAGAGTGACTCTTCCCAGCATTTCTCTTGCTGTCGCACCTTTATTTGCCATAACTGCAATAACTTGTTCTGGATTGAACAAAGCAAACCAAAGTAAATATGCTACTGATGATATGGATTTACCCGATTGCCGACACGCTAGAACGATAGAGAATCTGTTGTTAGTAAATTGATCAAACATTTTTTCTTGGTATGGATATAGATCAAAATTGACAAGACCTCTATCAAGTGATATTATCTTGCAATATGTCTTTGCAAAATATGCTGGATCATTCATACATTTTTGATATTCTAAAACACTTTCTTGTGTCCATTCTTGAATCACACCATCACGTTTTACATTCATATTTCCAAGATAAGAGTTTGTTACTTGACGATCAGTCATCTTCACTCTTTGGATTAAATTCTACTACATTTTCATTATCTTTAATATGGATAGCCTCTGGTTCTTTTATATCTTGAAGCATTCTTTGTAATTCTACAGTTGAACCTACAAACAAATTATTTGTAGTTCCACCCTCTAATGCTTGAGTATTTCTATTTAACTCATTTTTCTTTTTATGTAAATCAATGAGTTTGTCATTTACTTCAGATACATTTTTAATTAAACCAGCAACAACTTCAAACGCCCTTGGATGTTCTAAAGCAGAAGCAATATTCATCATTTCATCTAAAGACTCCTGACCTTTTTGAATTAAGTCGTAATAAGTCTGCCGTGTAAATTCTAAATCATTTTTTTCATTATTTGAATCACTCATTATATTTTTTCCTACGCACTATCAAAATTTTCTTTTATTGTTTCAGTAAATCCAAAATCACTATCTCCTGATGGCGGTGCTAAATTTAAAGGATTAGGTTCAATAGTATATTGAGATAATTGTGGATCACTAGAATCTCCTAAAATTTGGTTATAAACATCAGTAGTTGTTTTTCTAATAATACTATGATCATTAATAGGCCCATAAAAGTTCGCCAGCATCGTAAAATCTAAAGTATAAATTATAGTTCTTCTTTGTTCTAATGATCCTTCAAAATCATCTGCAAAATTTACACTCGTTAATGTGATAGGAACATCTTCCTTTATGTCAGAGGCTAATGTTGCAAAAGGTTTCATTGTTATAGTATAATGCGGATTAAAGTATGGAATTATCTGTTCCACCATTTGTAGAGCATCATCTTGCGTCTTTGCATAGATATTTAATTGAAATGCAATGTCATATGGTGCAGGACTGAAAAATTTATTTCTTTTAGTATTAGATGTGACGGATAAATTTTTATCATATGCATTCATCTTAGGGAGTTTACGTTCTGCATTATATGTAAAAGACGTTATTTCAAAAGACATTCTAGGAAGTTTAATAGCAACCCTTGTATCCTTTTCAAGATCAGGATTTTCTCTGATCCTTTCTAAGTATTTTGCTTTAGGTGCATATGAAAGTGGTACTTTTACTTGACTTATGATTTTTCCAGAAGAATCTTTTCTTAACACATAAATGTTGTTGAACATAGTTCCAAAAATTGCAACTGATTTTCTAATTCTTTCGTGATAGAAATACTGTAACATTATTCGTCTCCCGGATCACCAAATGGATTAGTTTCAGAAAAATCCAAGAAATCTAATGTAGTACCACTTACATTAGCGGCAAATTCTTCATTCTGTTCATTTGAAGAAATTTTATTAACTTCTTTTACTGTCAAAATTTTTGTTCTAAATCCATGATCGCCCCCAACAATATCTGAGTCTGATCCCGGTGCAAATGTATGATACTTTCCATCATCAGCACCTACATGAACTAAAGACATTACTCCAGTTTCTGAATTAAAATTAGTTATTTCACCTCTAAGTTTAGTGGTTGCTAATTGATGAGATATTTTTTCACCAACAGAATATTTCGCAAGGATTGGTGGAGCAATATAAATTGAAGGTGCGCCCTTACTTGGTTCATAATATTTTCCCCTCGCAGTTATTACTATTCCTGTTATGGTTCTATTTGTTGGATGCACAACAGAGTGACCCGCCGCTCTGAAATGATTACTGTCTCCAGTTGCACTATCAAAAATTACTGTTGGTAATTCTGTATAAAATCTTCCAGCATTAGTCATCGTAACAGATAAAATACTATTATCGCTATCATCTGGATTCATATTTGCAACTCCGGTTGCTGTAAAATCAGTTGCAACTTTTGTTGGGGCTGAAACAATTACGCTTGGCGCATCTGTATAAAAATTTCCAGAATCTGTTATAGTTAAAGATGATAAAACCGCATTGGTTATAACTGGTAATGCACTAGCGGTAAAGTCGCTTGCTATCTTTTCTGGTGCTGAAATTGTAACAGTTGGTGGGCTAGAATAAAAATCCCCAGAATCTGTAATAGTCACAGTAGATACCACATGATCAACTATTGTTAAACTTGCTGTTGCAGTAAAATTACTTGACGGTAATGTTGGTGCTGAAATTGTAACAGTTGGTGATGTTGTATATCCACTACCAGAATCTGTAATTAAAACACTTGAAAGTCTATTATTAACTATTGTTGCTGTGGCGGTAGCAGTTGAACCACCAACAGAATCAAACGGTGAAATTGTTATTGTGGGTGGTGTAGAATTATCATAAAATTTACCAGCATTGGTTATTGTTAATCCAGATAGTTTATTGGATGCTATTGAAGATGATACTAATGCTTGTTTATCATTATCAGTCGGGGCTGATATCGTTATATTTGCAGTTCCAGCACTATCGCTATCATAAAATTTGCCAGCATTGGTTATTGTTAATCCAGATACTTTATTGGATACTATTGAAGATGATACTAATGCTTGTTTATTACTTGAATCTGTAGGTGGTGATATTGTTAGGGTAACCGTACTAGAACTATCATAAAATTTTCCAGCATTAGTAACTGTAAAAGAACTTACTTTATTACCTGACAATATTGCCGATACTAATGCTTGTTTATTACTTGAATCTGTAGGTGGTGATATTGTAATATTCGGCACACTCAGATAATGTGATCCAGAAGTGGTAACTCCAATTGATATTGTTGTGGTGGCACTATCTAAGTTTGGTATCATAACCGCTTTGAGTATAGGAGTAGTCGGTGCTTCAATTACTATTGCAGGTGCAGAATCATATCCAAAACCAGCGTCAGTAATTAAACCACTTTGAATATAGTTAGTAGGCATTATAATACTCCTATATTAGCAGTCGCTATTGCTTGTCTAGGAATTTTTAAGGTAAGTTCATAAGTATAAGCACTTGTCGCTTCAAGTTCATCAAGAACTGCCAAAGATGTATCAAAAGATTCATCATTATATACAAACAATTCACATCGCATTTTATATGTAGGTAGATTACTTAAAGCATAGAAAGGCTGTTCGTTTTCAACATGCATAATTTCAAACATGGAGTTTGAAAGAGGAAGATATATTAAATCTCCTTCCGCTGGCCTTTCTATTTGTTCTATATCATTAGTTGTTTGACCAACAAGACCTTTCCACCTTCTACGAGAAACTATAAATGTAGCAGCATCTCGTATTTCAACGCCAAACTTTGTAAACAGATCACCTTCACCATCAAACCCTTCAGTATTTTCAATATACATTTCTATTTTGTATGAAGAATTGAATGCTGATGGTACGTCATCACCGAATACTTTGTTTTCATTTACTATAGTTCTAGGAAGATAATAAACGTCTTGCCCATAAGTTTTGAGAGACTCTATAACAATATCTTCATAAAGATTTTGTTCACTTCTTACTGTTTGAGAAATATAATGATTAGTTGTCATAATTTACCCCACCATAAAATCAGGTGGCATTTCTTGTTCCAGCCTCATTCGTTCTTCAAGTCTATCTCTATCTTGTATGGCATCATCATATATTTGTCTACCATTTAATGTGACCCCACCTGGCATTTGCATATTTTCAAATTTAATAAGATTTGCCCCCCATTGAATTTTTATTAAACAAGTTGCATAATCTTTTAGAAACCTATCATTATAAACAGAAACATTTGTATCTGGATCAATAATTTGCAACACTTCTACAACCAAATAATCACCTGCTTTTATATCACCGTTTTGCCACTCACCGTGAATATGAAGTCTATTCTCTCTTCGTGAATAGCCTACTTGTGGAATACCATTTAATTTGGTATCAATCAATGCCAAGTGTTGTTGCATTTGTTCATAGTACATTAAATCCCCAATAAAACTACCCATATCAGCAACATCGTTTAACATCATTTGATATTTAATATCAAAGAAATTTGAAGTATTACCAGCAGTGATAATTGGAAATAATTTTGTTACATAAATTACGCTTGAGGGTATTGGAATATATTTGTTTGTAACATCGTCAGAAGTAACGAGATGTTTTAAATATGTCCTATGTGTAGCATCTGAGTGAAATTCTTGATAAAAATCAATTGCGTCATCAATACGATCCTCTACTTGGTCTGTCGCAACATTGATTTCAATTACTGGTGAGCCTAATCTTCTCAAACAATAATCTATCAATTCATCTCTGGTGTCGGGTCTATTTGATGACATAGTGTTTCCTAATTAAATAGTTTGTTCACTTCTATTTATATAGATTTTAATCTCAACATATTATTAAAATCATCCATAAGACCAAGATTGTGCGTCTGGGCCAGTGGGCGTACCACCGCCACCTTCACTAATTTCTGACGCAGGAAATACAGAACTCACTTTAATTATATTATGTCCTATCACATCAGGAGTATATTTTCCAACAGAGTCTGAGAAAAAATCAGAATCGCGAGAAACAAATGTTGTATTAAGACTAGCATTATTTACATTACTACCGCCAGAACTATTAATTGTATGACTATCACCGTTTATTTGTAATATCGTATTATTCGCAGAATATGCCCAACTAGAATTTGTATCATTAACTTTAATATTAAACCTATCATTAAATACTTTAACATCTGGTTTTTGACTTACGCTTATTCTAGTGAGTTGATTAACAATAGATGACATTACGATTACCTATGACAGTTGCACGTTTGTTAATATATCACTTGTACCTGATCCAGTTATAATAATTGCTTCGTTTACATCAGCAGAAGTACTAGTAGTTACAGTTGCGGTTGTTGCCCCACCACTGAAAGTCATTGTACTTCCTTGAATAGTTAAATTAACACTTACTGCCATTCTAGCACCATCCATACCATATGCACTAATTCCAACAGTAGAATTTATATTTGAACCAGAGTAGTTATAAGTGCTTGCAGCAGGTGTTACTGTCACTCTCACTGGAGTTGCATTAGATAGTAAATGAATATTAACTGGCACATCATCTTGATCTGCACCAACCGCCCAAATTCTATCTGTTGAATCTCTTCCCACCGCATTAAATGATTCATTAATTGTGGCAGTTAACACCCATCCATTAGTATTATCCCAATTATAAATTTTAAATGCA